CTTTTATCTTATCATAAACCAACTCCATAAATTCGGATGAAACAGATGAGTCCTGTGCACTAGTATCTGTACAATACCAATAGGGAAGTCTTTCTAATTGTTCCTTATAGTAAGCCATTGCTCCACTCTGCAATGGATCACCAACCGCTGAAGGTAATCCACATGCTGCAAATGAATTAGTAACAAAATGGTCAAAAAACTCGCCTAGTGCCATAGTAGCTGTTAAAGTGTGCTCAGGTGGAAATGAAGTAAAGAAACGAGGAGTTTTACCTACAACTCGCACTTCATCTTTCTGGCTACCATTAATTAAACAGAACACATTTTGTTTTGAAGCAATGTCTATGTATCCCTTCAAATAGTCGTGAATTAGTGGGTCCTGTCTGGAAAATACTTTATCTGTCTTGGCTCCTAAACCAATGGACTTGCTAAGGTCCAAACGCTCAAAAGCCTCCTCATATGTCATCACACCACACTTTGGTATCATTGTCAGAAAGGTGTCAATTGCCTTTTCTGCCAAGTCATAATTCAAAGTAGGATGCGGAACATCATATTTTCTGAACCTATCTATCATATCTTCCAACTTACCTAATCTAGCGATTTCATACCCCTCACCTAATTGGGAGTGAAGCATGACCTCAACCAAATCTGACATCTCACCAGTATATTGGGAATAACCTGTAAACTTTCTAGGGCCAATAGAGCCATAGAATTCGATATGATCAAATTCAAATCGTGGTTTTTTTCCCATAACCATGATGGATGGATAAGTTGGAACATTTAAAAAGCTTGGATCCCCTTTTCTCTAAAAAAACTTATATGTTCATTGAGTAAAGGTAAACCAAATAGTGCTTTAGAAACAGTGTTTGAGAGGTCCTTACCTGCATGGATCCCAATTAACTTGCCATCAGTGTCTAATATCATACCGCCACAATCACCGGGTGCTGAATCCCCATTCCATCTAAGATAACCCCCATTATCTTTGGTAATTGAAGACAATTGCAAGTATTTGTAAAATTCTCCTCCCATTACAATTCCGTCTTTAGTACCTGTATGTACACCAAGTTTCATAGTTCGGTAAGCCATGGGTGTCTTAAGCTCATAAAGTGTCAATTGATCGAAAGATGGGCCAATCAAATTTGTAGTCTTGATAATTTCAGCTACTTTACCTTGATTGTGGCTAACTTTTTGAAGGACTGTTCTAACATCCCCATAGTGTTTGCAACCAAGAACAAAGTAAGGACTAATCAAAACACCAAATGCAACTTTAAATCTATCAGCATTACAAATAGAGACTACATTATCTGCCAAATTACTACTAATCTTTGCATGAGATACTTTAGCTTCTTTGTTCAACTTTAACTTCAATTGTTTGCATTGTTCTATTCTCTTAAGAGCTTTTTCAGGGATCACTTTATGGTCCTTAACAATAAGTTTGCGTTTTGTAGGTGCAAATATCTTACTTCCTTGTTTAAAAGCTATGTAAGCAGCAATACAATGTATCAAAGAGTGGTAAGCTTCAGAAGAGGTTCCTTTCTTATGCTTAACTCCGATACTGTTGTGCTCCCAATTGAATCTCTTAACATCCTTCCAGTCCTGATAATTGATCCATTCATTTTGCCCTCCAAATTTCTTCCCACCTTTTCCTTTTCCATGCCAAAAGTCATCGTCAACCTCCTGATGATATTTAATTTCATTCTTGTAACGTTTATTCCACTCAACATCTGACCCATCTGAATGAAGCATCTCTCTCATACATGCATATGCGCACTCAAATTTATCATCATATTGATTACCATTAAAGTCCTCTAATCCCTCAAGATCATTCATTGAAATGAAATTATCAACTGATCCATATTCATCAAGAATAGCTCCATGAACATACAAATCATATTGATGTTGTCTAGTTGTCAAAAAATCATCCTCGTGTGTATCACGATATTTTTCATCCTTTTCATAATCATACTCAGGATTGTCATTATCATAATTTATCCAAGGTTTTTTTTCCCCTAAACGAGTTCCTT